TTTTTTTTATTCTTTTATTTCGAAATAAAAAAATTTATACTCTAAATGTAAGATGAAAACATTATTTATTTTTATTTCTGTGATAATTTTTATTTGCGTTTACATTATATTTTATCATAAAATAGATGTAAATAATTTTTTAGATGTTATTCATACAGGTTTTATAAGACAATTTGTATTTGAATTGATCCCATTTATTATTATGTTTGGTGTTCGTGAAATGAAATTTATTGATGTATCAAATACCGCTAATTTTTTTGGTTCTCTCGTAGGTAGAAGTATGTTAGGTATGATTGGATTTACATTCGTATCTTACGCAATAACTACAGTATCACCTAAAAAAATGCCTAATATATCTTCTTTATCCGATGTCACTACATTATTAAGACAAAATGGGGGAAAAAGTAATAATGAATCATTTACATCTAATTTACCAATTTTTAAAGAAAAAAATACTTCTGTAATTGAAGGTCATGAAAAATTATTATCTTATTATTTATTGTAAATTATACAGTAAAATACCAAATTTAAGAACTCTTCTTTCAGAAGAATTCTTAAATTTTAATTATCCTTGCGATAATATATTAAATCATTATTAACTGAATTTGCATAATCCATTGTATGTTTTTTATATACCTCATACGCTTTAACCGATGCATCAATACTTTGATAATAATAGGGAAATGGGATATTCTTTTTACTATTTTTACTTAGGTGATAATATTTTTCAACCCATGATCCTAATGAACATGCATCAAAATGTAAGATGTGTAAATCTTCAAATACTACATTATATATATTTGGCCCTTCTGTTTCATTATTATACGCAAAATTATGTACACCCCTTGATGAAACACCATCCACAGGTCTTGCACCACTTTTTCCATTTGCGTATGCTCTACATGGTGCATGTTTACCACATCTTAAAAATTTAATTGCTGAAAAACATGTTGGTTCATCTTCTCTAAATACCGCCTCTGCATTCTCTAATTTTAAACATTTATATTTACTATCTAAATTATCTAAAACTCTTAATGTTCCATGTAATAATTCATCAACATCTACATTAAAAACCCAATCAATATTCATTGCTTTCGCTTTTACTAAAGTATTATTTATAAATGTAATTTGTCTCTCAAATAATGTCATATAATTATCACCATCTTTATTGGATTCACCCATTTCAAATATAACATCTTTTTGATTTTGTAAATAATCTTCTAATTCAGGTGTATCTTCAACACGTATAAAAAAATGTGTAACACCAAGTAATCTATGATGTTTAAACCATAAAGATAAATCAATTGGTTTACGCATAAATGTAATTATTCCAACAGATGAAAAAGGTTTGTTTTCTATTGATGTATCATTAAAAAATTCATATACATATTCTTCACTTATTTTTTCATTACTATATGATTCAAAATTACTAGATATAAAATAAATTATAATAATTATTGTAATTAATATATATAAACTATTCATATTTTTACTCTACAAAAAAATTATTTTTAGCATTAATAATACTATTATATTTAAATAGATTAAAATTATATTTTGTTACTATTAAATCATGGATTTTTATATTTTCATCTTTATCCCGCTTAATTTTTAACTCATCTTCAGTTGGAATTATACATTGAGAAGAAGATTTATTAAAATAGTCTCTCACAATAGTATAATTATAATTTTCAGGAACTTGAATTACATTTTTACCAATTTGAGGTACCTCTAATATTTTTTCTATTGATTTATATTTTTTAATATAATTATAACTTTTAACAGAACCTAACCCCGGTAATGTTGGTAAATAATCACAACCAAGTAATATACAAAAATCTAAAAATTGATCTTTGTCTAATTTCAATCCCTCTATCATATTATTATAATTAATTTCAATAATATCATCATCATTATTTGAAAAAAAGTTTTTTAATAATCTTTCACATTTAAATGTTAATAAATCCATATCTTCTGTTGCAACTGCATAGACAAGTTTATTTTCTAACAAACATACACATTGAGGATCCGCCTCCTCTAATGATTGAATAAAAGGTATTCCCAGGGTGGTTAGTAATTCTTTTGCATCATTTATCATATCTGATGTAATTTTTATTGTTTGCATAAAATATGTTAATTTTTGTGCATCTGATAATTCATCGTTTTCTAATTCTTCTTCTGCATGTTTTTTAATATCATTTCTTTTTTTTAGTGTATTCTTTTTTATTTCTGGTGGTTTGCCATCAAAAATAAAAACAGGTGTAATTTTATTATTTAATAATTTCACAATTAAATTTACTAATCCAAGTAAATGACTTGTTATTCTACCATCTGGAGCAGTTAAATCTTTTCCCATTATTTTTCTAGTAGAAGCAATTCTTTTATATAAAAATATACTAATGTCTATAGCAATTGTTTTATTTTTGTAATCACTCATTTTGGTTGTTTTTAAACATGATGGATTATATCTTTTTATACATTTATTAAGATTTTTAACTCCCATTTTATATATATATATAGATTATTTTATGTTATAACTTTTTTATAGAACTCTGAATCTATTTCACTATTACGTGTATCAAGATAATTCAAATATTGAACTATCTTTTCTAATATGTCGTCTGATATATTATTAAGATTAATAAATATACCGTTCGTGTTTTGACTATGTGTTACGTTATTTTCCTTTATTAACTTATATAAATGCATGTAATGCTTTTTATTTTTCAAATTTTGTATTTTTGTCATAATGCACTTTTTATCCTCTAATGTAAAAGTACCCATTTATTATACTATATAATATCATATAAATTATATAGACTAAACGAAAAACTATCTTTGGGGTTTTTCATTTATACCGTCAAATACCGTCAAATACTTTGGTTTATAACCCCGTTCCGTAAAATACCAAAGTTTGTATTTGACGATAAATAATATAATAAAAATATTTTTAATAAATAATTATATGGATATTGAATATTACCCTTTACCAGCTGATCCAAATTTTCAATCAAAAATATATAAAAAAAGAGAATATCAATATTATAGATCTATACAACGAAAAAAAATTAATAATTATGAAGATTTAGAAAAATATAGAACAGAAGTGTGTAAAAAAAAACCGACTGCAAATCCACATCAATCATTTTTAGCAAATTATATATCAGATAAAACCCCCTATAGAGGTGTTATGATTTTTCATGGTGTTGGTACAGGTAAAACATTATCAGCATTATCTATTAGTGAAAATTTTAAAAATGTTGTTAGAAGGTATCAAACTAAAATATATGTTTTAGTATCTGGCCCATTAATTCGTGACAATTGGAAAAATGATATTATCAAATTTTTTGGAAATGATTATTTTAAAGAAATTCCACATGATCCAAATGATGATGCATCTGTTCGAGAAGCAGAAAAATCTGTAAAACTATTAATTAATCAATATTATAAATTTATGAGTTATAAAACATTTTACAGAAAAGTATTAGGTGAAAGAATTGTAGAACAAAAAACAGTGGATAACAAAGTACAAAAAACATATCGTAAAAATGATGAAGGTGAATATGAAAGAGATGTTGCAATTGATAAAATTGAGTCATTAGACAATACAATTTTAATTATAGATGAAGCGCATAACTTAACTGGAAGTGAACAAGGTTTAAACAATTATGGCAAGGCGGTTAAAAAAATTATTAATAAATCAAAAAATTTACGTATTCTTTTAATTTCTGCAACACCAATGAAGAATTTTGGTGACGATATTATTGAATTACTTAATTTTATTAGACCAAAAAATTTTCCGATTTTAAGAGAGAAGATGTTTACTTCTTCTAAGACATCTGATATGACTTTTAAAGAAAATGGTATAGAGTATTTTAAAAGTATGGCCAGAGGATATATATCATATTTTAGAGGTGCTGACCCATATGTTTATGCATATAAAAGAGAAATGGGAGTTATTCATCCAGATTTACTTTTTACACCTTTAGTGATGTGCAATATGAAAGAATTCCAATTAAGTGCATATAAATCTATAATCAAAAAATATCAAGAAGATGCATTGGAAAAAATATCAGGGAGTATATCTAATTTTGCATTACCATTGATGGATAATAAAGAATTAATCGCAACTCATGGTAATGAAGGATTTTTTAAATTATTAAAACAATTAGAAACTCAACATACATTAGTTTGTGATGGTATTAATAAAAAAATATTTAAAGGTAAATATCCTTCTCCACATCAATTAATTAGATTAAATAATACCAAAACTACTATCAGTGGTGATATATTGTTAGAAAAAAATTTAGAAAATTTTTCAACAAAAATGTATCATTCATTAAAAGAAATATTACAATTAGTAGATGGTAAAAAAGGCGCCGCAACTGCATTTGTCTATTCAAATTTACGTACTGTTGGTATTGATATCTTTGATGAAATATTATTAATGAATGGATTTTTACATTTTAAAGAAAATGGTGAATATTCTATTAGCGATACAACAATTGATTATCAATATGGGTTAACTTTTCCTGAATTTAAAAAGAAATACGGTAAGGAAAAATTTTATCCTGCAACATTTGTGAAATTTACTGGTGTTGAAGATGATCAAGAATTAGAAGAACCAGATGAAAAAATAAATCTATTAAAAAAGATATTCAATGATGTGAATAATAAAACAGGGAAAAATATAAAACTAGTATTAGGTACCAAAGTAATGAATGAAGGTATTACTTTACATAACGTTAAAGAAGTTCATATTTTAGATACTCATTACAATCTTGGACGTGTTATTCAAGTTATTGGACGTGCAATTCGTTATTGTGTTCATAACGATGTAATGACTGAAAAAAATCCATATCCAGAAGTTAATGTATATAAATATGTAGTATCCTTAGATAATGATATTAGTACTGAAATAAAATTATATATTAAATCTGAAAAAAAATTAATGTTAATTAAGAAAATTGAACGTGTTATGAAAGAAATTGCAATTGATTGCCCTATTAACTATCAATCAAATATGTTTCTTGATGAACATCTTTCATCTAAAAATTGTATAAAACCAGAAGATATTAAATCAAATAAAGACAAAAATAAAAATATTTGTACTGATTTATGTGAATATCTCCCATGTAAATATACATGCGAAGATCCTAAATTAACTGCCTTATATGATCCAACAAATCTAATTTATAAACGATTAGAAAAAGAAAAATTAGATTATTCAACATTTTTAGTTAAATACGCAATTAATGAAATAAATTATTCTAAAAATAAAATTAAAGAATTATATAAATTAAAATATATTTATACACTACAAACAATTATTGATTACGTTAAAGATTCATTATCAGATGACCAAGCATCATTATTTGATGATTATTTTATCTATCAAGCGCTACAAGAATTATTACCCGTAACAGATGATGAATTTAATAAATTTACAGATGTAATCTATGATCGTTATAATATGCCTGGTTATTTAATTTATAGAAATGTATATTATATTTTTCAACCGTTAAATCAACCTGAAAATGTACCATTATTTTATAGAACTGTTTATCAAAGAGATTTAATTAATGATTTGAGTATATCAAATTATTTAAAATTATTCACTATACCAAAAGAAGAACAAGTAATATTAGAAAAATCAAATTTTAATATGGATTATTATACTAAAGAAGAAAATGATATTGTTGGAATTATTGATATTAAGGATAATAATGAAGTATTTAAAATTAGAAAGAGTATTGATAAATTAGAGGATAAAGAAAGTAAAAAAAGAGGTATTGGTTTAATTAAACACAAAGGTTCAACATGTGAAGATAAAGAAAAATCAGAAATTATTTCATATCTAAAACAATTAAAAATTACTGATTATAATAAAGATGATTCTCGACAAACGTTATGCACGCTACTCAAAAATAACTTGATAAATATGGAAAAATATAATAAGGATAATATAACTTATTTAATTATACCTTATAACCACCCCTTATTAGAATTTCCCTTAAACATTCATGATAGAAAAAATGATATTCTTGAAAAATTAAAAGAAGATAATATTAAAGTAAATGTCGATACTAGTAAAAATAAATATATTTTAAGTGTTAAATCGGATAAAGAAGATAAATTAAGATTATTAGGTTTTAAAAAAGAAGGTTCATATTATATTAAAGTGATTGATTAAATTTGGCATTTCTAATTTATTTTGCTTAATTCATTAATTGATAAAATATATTTATTTTTTAATTTTATATATGAGTAAAAAACTAATAAATAATTTACATAATACATATGTTCGTATTATGCAAAGTAAAATTCATGGTGTTGGAGTAATTGCAATTAAAGATATTCCAATTGGTGTTAATCCATTTGAACATGCGACTAATAAATGCGGGATAAATAAATTTAAGAGAATCCATAAAGATAAACTTGTTGGTGTTGATAAACAAGTAATTAAGATGTTAGATGATTTTCTTGGTTTAGATGATGATGGGTATTATGATATTCCATCTGAAGGAATGAATACCTTAGACGTTTCTTTTTATATGAATTTTTCAGAGAAACCGAATATTGATATTGTTAATAGTAAGAATTGTAATTTTGCTATTTTTAGAACGAACCGAGTAATTAAAAAGGGTGAAGAATTACTTATAAATTATAATAATTATAAGTAATAAAATATATAATTTACTCATATATTGCATCGACTAATCCAGATTGAAGACATTTTTCAACATTCCAATCCATATCACGTTTAAGAAGTTTATTAAGTTCAGCACGTGTTAAATTAGTGTGTTCTACATAAATATCTTTTATTTGTTCCATAATTTTTTTCATATTTTCAACTTCATCTTCTAATTCGCTCATTTTATTCCATGAGGTCGCCGAACGTAACTCATGTATAAGCATATTGGAATACTTGTTAATATATCTCTTATCACCACATACACTGATCATTGTCGCAGCAGATGCAGCGTAACCATCAACAATGGTATGAACGTCAACCGTTAGTGATTTAATACAATTAATACAACGGAATGCTGCAAATACTGAACCTCCATCTGATGTTATGTGTAAACGAATAGGTGGTGCTTCAATTTTTAAATTTGACGCCATTGATAATAATTTTGTTTGAAGTGCTCTCATTTGCTTATTTAATTTATTTATTGTCTCCATTGTGATATCATCATTAAAATAAATATTATTATCTACAACATATGAATTATCTTCAGGAGATGAACGTTTAAATAATTTAGAAAAATCTATACCAGAATCATCACCTTCTTCATCATCATTATTGGATATCTTATTATTTTTTTTACCTGAAAAAAGTATAAGATTATCTTTTGGGTATTCATACACAGAACCACCGCGTTTACGTTTGTTACTGTTCATATTAACTTCCATTTTAATATTATATAATAATAATTATTATTTATATAATAATTGAATAAATAATTGTAAGATATAAACAAATTCTAATTATATAGTATAAGAGAAAATGTCATCTAATCTAGTTCTACCTATAGTGAATACAGTATTATCAACTAAAGTATCATTACTTCCCAAGCAGATGAATAATGATATTTATTATAATTTAAAATATAACATTGAAAAGAAAGTCCAAGGAAAATGCAATGAATTTGGATATGTAATCAAAGTATTAAAAATAGAAGATTACAATGAAGGAATAGTAGATGGCGAAAATTTTACAGGTTCTGCTGTTTACAATATTCGTTACCTTGCAAGTTTATGTATTCCTGTTGAAAAAACCCAAATTATATGTAAAATAGAAAATATAAATAATGCAATCATATTGACTTCACATGGTCCAATTTCATGTGTTATTACCCCTGACAACATCAATACATTAATATTTGTAAATGACATTGGAAAATATTATTATATTCAAGAAAAACAAAGAACTGAATTAAAGAAGGGGGATTTAGTAAAAATAACAATTTTATCAAAAAAATTATATAAAAATGATATCATGATATCACTTGGATTTTTAGATGAAATTGCTTCACAAACCGAAAAAGAAAATTTTTATAAACCGGAATTATTTAATCCTGATCAAGAAATTGAGGAGGTTGTAGAATTAGTTGAATTTCATGAAGATGAACCAAATGAAGAAATAAATAAAAATACATCAAATCAATTTGTAATATAAACTTTTATTTCTAATATAAATTAGAAATAAAATGAACTACAATAAACAAATTATATGTAATAACTGTGGCAAGTTTGGTCACACACATAAACAATGTTCAGATCCAATAACAAGTTTAGGAATTATATGTATTAAAGTTTCACCAGAAATTAAAGAAAAATTAATATTAAATTTAGTTCATGAAGATATATTTGATATATCTCAAAATATAATTATTGATATTCCATCAAATATAAATGATAATAAATATGCAAATATTACAGATAATACAAATATACAATATTTAGTTATAAGAAGAAAACATTCATTAGGGTATATTGAATTTATACGTGGTCGATATGATGCAAATGAATTAGAATCAGTATATCATTTAATTAGACAAATGACACCAGAAGAAATTTCTTTTATTAAAACAAAAGAATTTAAAGATTTATGGGAAGAAGTATGGAAGAAAACCTCATATAATAAAGTTTATTTAACTGAAATGGAAGATTCATTAAAGAAATTCAATATATTAAAAGAATCAACATTATTTTCTGAAAATTTACATCATGATTATGATGAACCAGAATGGGGATTTCCTAAAGGACGTCGTAATCCCAATGAAAAGAATTTAAAATGTGCATTACGTGAATTTTACGAAGAAACAGGAATAGTTAAAAATGATTTAATTGTATTGAATAAATTATTTCCAGTCAAGGAAGATTTTTTTGGTACAAATGGAATTAAATATAGACATATATATTATATTGCGATTTATAATAGTGACGCTGATATTGGTTTAGGAAAAATTCAAGAAGATCAATTAACAGAAATTGGTGATATAAAATGGAAGAAAATAAATGAATCATTAAAATTATTTAGACCATATCATGAAGAAAAGAAAAAACTCTTATTATCATTACATAACTTTTTTATATCCAAATTATAAAAAAAATTCCTAATTATTTAATATGAATTATCAAACAATCATCTTTGAATTAATATCAATTCAAAAATGGGATGGTGTAGAAGATATATTAAAAAATAAAATAGATCCTGATATTAGAGATTCTGCTGGTAATTATTTAATTCATTTATTAATTTATAATAATCAATTAAAATTATTACAATTATTATTAAAATTAGAACCAAGATTAGATATCTTAGACCCAGAGGGTAAACAAATATGTTATTTACCATTAAGATACAATCAATTAAATATACTTAAAATTTTATTAGATTATAATGAAATTAATTATGGTATTGATATAACCAATTTTAGAGATGCAAATCAATTATCACCATTATTTTATGGACTTAAATTTAATTCACTCAATGGTGTTGAAATGTTATTAAAATACGGTGCAAGATTAAATACTTTTGATAAAAATAGAAATACTGCATTACATATTGCGTCTCAATTGGGTGTATATGATTTTGTAAAATTATTTATTAATTATTATCCTGAAATGATTAAATCAATTAATATAGAAAAACAGACAATATTACATACATCTATATTAAGTAATAATATAAAATTAATAAAATTTATATTAGATCAAGATGATGATAATTATTTATTAAATACACAAGACATTAATGATAGAACACCCTTAATGTATGCAATTGAATTTCAATATACTTCAATTATTGAAGAATTATGTGATACATCAATGAATTTACAAGATGGAAATGGAAATACACATTATCATATTGCAATAAAATTTAATATTGATTTAAATAAAATAAAATTTCCAGAAATAAACAATAAAATAATTGCATCTAAAACAGATATAGATGGTAATACAATATTACATTTATTATTATTAAAAAATAAAACATATTATTTTCCAAATATATTAAAAATATCATCATATTTAATACAAAATAATGATAATAATACAGTATTACATTTATTATTAAAAGATGATTGGATAAAATACAAAGATATCATAGAAAAGCAAAAATTATCTATTTTTTTAAAGAATAAATTTGGTATTTCTCCATATGATATATTAATAACAAATAAAATATATGATTTATTCTTACCAATATTAATAGAATCTTATTATAATCAATTAATTTTAAATTCAAATAAAGAATTTCTTACAGATTGGGAAAATAAATGTTCCCAAAATAAATTAAATAAAAAAGATTGTATTGAAAATATTAAAATAAATCTAGATAATGGAATATCATATCCTCAAAAAAAGAAAACATATTGTATAGATATTAAGAAAAAAAATATATCAATATCTTCTTATCTTGGTATTACGGTTGATATTATTAGTGGATTATTACTATTAAAAAATTTAATTAAAAAAGAAGGTTTTGAAACATCATTGAATTTAAATAATATTATAATAAATACAAAATTAAATGATTTTTATATTAATAATCGAATAATTCGATATGATTTTTTAAATTTTGAAATTATTTGGTCATATCGAACAATATTTTTTCCATTAGGATTAGATACCTTATTTATTTCATTTATAAAATCTAAAGATAGATATTTTATTATACCAATTGGTATTGAATTATCTCAAGGATCTCATGCAAATATATTAATTTTTGATAAAAAATATAATTTATTAGAACGATTTGAACCTGATGGATCAAATCCTCCAAATGATTTTAATTATTTTCCAGATGAATTAGATACTAATATATATCAATATTTTATTAAATTAATATATTCTGAATTGAATTACATTACACCAAAAGATGGATCTCCTAGAATTAGTTTTCAACGATATGAATCAATTGAATCTTTTACAAAAATATCAGATCCCAGAGGATATTGTGGAGCATGGTGTGCATGGTATGCATATCAACGAATTAATAGTGGATTAGTTATGAAAAAACTAATACCTAAACTATTACAAAAAATTAGAGGTAATAATTTATCGTTTAAAGAAGTTATTAGAAATTATGCAAATTTAATGGCATCTATAAGAGATAAATTATTTAAACGAAGTAAGATTGAATTAGAAGATTGGTTTACTTCTGTTAAAAATGAACATTTAAATGAATTATCATTACAAATAAAAAAATATTCATGAGTTATAATTTTATTAAGTTATAACCGCATCTTGCATAAATTTATATATAATTAATCCTAAGATAATACCAATTAATATCATAATTGGATTATATTGATATAATAATGTTTTTATAAACTTTTGTGAATCAATATTTGAATTTGAATTTAATACATTGGGTAAAAATTTTTCTGTAACACTATTTGTATTTTCTATTATTTTCTTTGGTCTAAATGACATATATTCATTATTGTAATATTTAAATGTATCTTCAATTGATACTATATCTTTTTTTTGTTTTACTCTAACATCATTATGTACATCGATTATAAATGCAATTAGTGTGCTTCTTTTCATAACAATATCCTCTATTGGTGCAGTTTTAAAATATTCAGTAATATACTTTTCATAATTATTTCTACAACCCCAACAAGGTAACAAATCTTTTAATGACAATATTAAATTTTTAGCGGATAACTTTTCCGCATCAGTTGGATCATCAGGATACGCCATCGCCATTGATTCTAAAAAAAACCATGTTTTTGGACCCCAAACATCGGGTGTAAGATTAATTCTTTCTGGCATTACTATTTTTTTAGAAATTAATTTATGATTTATAACATAAATTAATTAAACATTTTTTTAGGATTATACAATAAATCTTTTCTAATTTTATCATAACGTTCATTACCAATATTTTTATTTAATAGATCAAAAGTAATTTCGATTGGATCAATTGAATAATATTTAATTTGTAATATATTATGAAGTGGAATTCGTGGAATTTTAATATTCATTACTTCATTATCACGCATAATTTTTATATTTAATTCAGGTAAATCTAAATACATTAATGTTATCCATGTATCAATTGATACATATTCTTTAATTTTATCATTATACATTTTATATTGCACAGGATTATTTTCAATCTCTAGTAAAATATCATTCTTTTTCAGTTTACTATGTTGATAAATATCCCAATCATTTTCAATATAAATTTCATTTTTATTATACATATTTTTTCGTATATCTAATGTATAATATAAATTAGCATAATTTAAATCATTACCCTGAATAATTTGTTTTATAAAAAATACACTAACAATTAATGATGTATTATTTAAATAAGTAACAATCATTCCAGTAATTTTATTTTTAAAATGTATAATTGATCCTAAATCATATTTTTTATCAATTTGATGAAAATATACTGGTGGTAATGCAATATGCCATCCATTATATTCAATTTTCAGAATTTCATCTATTTTAATAGTATTATTAATAAGATGATTTTTATTTGGAAAGTTAATATTCATTTCACTTGCATTATTGATATCAATATTAATAATTTCCCAGATTCTAATATAAAATGGATAAACATATCGATACGTTAACATATCATAATTTTTATCTTTGTATACAAAATTTGCATGTTTTGCATGCGTAAAATGTGTCAGTGATTTATCAAATGCTGTAAGCACAAAAGTTTGATGATGAAAAGTCATCATCAAACCTTGTTGAGTACCCAAAAGAACTCCATTGTCATCAATAAAATTAATATTAATGACACCATCGGGGGTATTCATTTTTAATTGTCCTATTATTATTCTTATATTAATATGAAATATATTTATCAATTTTTAGGTTTTAGTATTTTACCTTACTTATAGGTTCTTAATAATTCAAATAACATTAATAATTGTTGATTGTATGCAATATTATTATTATATTTTTTATTAGTATTTTTATCTTTTTCAGGTAATATATATTTTTCTAACATCGATGGTTTAATATTTTTATATAATAAAAATACTATATTTTGTGGTAATAATTTTCTATCTAAATAATAAAATAAACTAGGAATAATTGCAGATGAATGTTCACTATAATTAAAATAAGATAATTGTGACGCTACAATATTAATATTATCTTTTTCTTTTTTTATATGATGAATATATTCACTTTTTACCATAGAATATGTATCATATTTAACCGATTTGATATCTTTGGTATCTTCAATATTATTTAAATCTGAATACGTAGAAATATAAATATATTGAATTTTATTAGGAATTGATGATATATTAGGTGTAATTTCAGGAATATAATCATTATTTTCAATAACCCATTTATTTATTATTTTAGAGATAATTGATAGATTATAAAATTTTTTAACTAAATTACTAATTGATGAATAATCTAGACCATAATAATTACACCATTTTTTTAATCTATCTACATAATCAATTGAATCAATATTATCAATATTTTTATAACATATTATATCATTCACTAAGTTTGATGATTTTTTTTCAAGATTAGTTATTATATTATAATCTTCTTTACCAAGTGATATATTCATATTAATATTTTTATCTAATAATGATTTTTGATATAATAATTCCTCTGATGATAATTGATCTAACTTAGGTAACACTAATTTTAATTTATTAAATATATTTAAATATACATTTAAATCACTATTTTTATCTCCAAAATTAGACATAAATAATTCTGGATCTGGTATTTCAAAACCTTTATTCGTTGTTTTTTTACGTGATAAATTTTCAAGAGAACTTTCTAATAATATATTGGTAATCCAAATTACTTCATTTAAAACATTATATTTTGCACCAAGAATTAATGACCATATTTGATTATAATTTAAATTTTGTTTAAATTTAGATATATCAAATCTTAATTTTTCCAATTTTGTAGATAAATCAGTTTTAATAAATGCAGCGTTTTCGATAGTAATTAATCGTAGTTTAAATAATTGATTAAATAATATATTATACATTTTAGTAACTTTTTTTATTGAATTAGATGAATTTATAAATTTTCCTGAAAATTCATCTCGTTCAAACTCATTTTCAAATGGATGAATTAAATAAAATTCACCTCTCATATCAGTAATTTGAGGTAAGAAATATCCATTATTTCCTCTATAATAAAATGTATATAAATTAAATGGTATTGGTATATTACTATTAATTAATACTCTATTAACAATATCAAAATAATATTGATGGACGATACATTCAGGAAGTTCTTTAAATATATCACTTTTATTAAGATATTGCATAACAAATGAATCAGATTCTGTTAATTCATTTTTATCAGATTCATAATATCCAGTAGTTATTAAATCACATAAGGTATAAATTAAATCATCTAATTTTAATGTTATTGGATATTGAGGTTTATTATTTTTTCTATCATCTTTCTTATACATATAATATATTGTACCATTTTGAGTACGACCTATACGTCCCCTTCTTTGGATTCTGGATGATTCTGATATTTGTATTGGTTTATTTTCAACTATATTTAAGAGAACATCATATGATACTGAAATTACATATCCAGTATCAATAACATTAGTTAATGTATTTATAGTAATAGACGCTTCCGCAATATTTGTTGAAACTAATATAAAACGAGTGTATCGTGATTGATCTATTGGATATTTATTATTATTAATATAATCAAATATATATTTTCGATTTACATTAATTTGATTTATATTTTTAAATAATTCAGAATTAGGTATACCACGATAATAAGGAAGTGCAATCCAATTAGATGGTAATCTAGAATCATTATTTAATCGTGTTACAATACTAATAATTTTATTTTTACTAGTAGAAAAGAATAAAATATCACCAGTACTATTTTTAGTAATATCAAATACTTTTTCATAACCTAATTGTTCTGCATCCTCATATGTTTTAACTTCATCTTTAGTATAAATATCGTCTATTTTAAAAAGTGTACTAGCGCCCGGTTTGGATAAATGTAATCTTCTATCAACACCTTTTTTTGTAGGGTTAATTAATATGTTATCTATAAATTTATTATTAAATCCAATACCAATATGAGTACAATTAAATGGATATAAATAATAATCATCTATATTTTTATAATATCTTCTATATCGTGGTTCATCATCATCTATTGTTGCAGATATAATAACTAACCGTAATGAATTATTTAATTGTGCAGTATCTCTCATCAATGTTAAAATAAGATCCATATTAGAATTATGTTCATGTGCTTCATCAACTGTAATAATATCATATAAATTAGATGGTGTAGAAATTGTTTTTGTATTTTGTATCGCATCTATTTTTAGAAATGGTGATTTTTTAATAATATTTAATAAAGTACCATCAGTTACAATTTTTAATACACTGGGTATATCAGGAATATTTTTTTTATTAATCGCATCTGAATCATGTTTTTTTGCCTCTGTGGTATATTGAACATAATAATTATCTGAATTATCTTCTTTTTGAAGATCTGAATTATATATTTTAATTGGTATTCCCATTTCCAATGATATTTGTTCTGCTGCATTTGTAGTAGCATTAATACGAGGTTGGGTACAAATTACTTTTCCAGTATAATTTCCTAATAAATGTAAACCATATAATAATAATTTTGGTGTTTGTGTTGATTTACCTACACCCGTTGCACCAGTAACATACATTACACGTTGATTATAAAAATGTTTAAAAAAATGTATTTGTTGCATCCAATCTGCTGAAAATCGATTAAACCATGCATTTTCATCGTTTATATTTTCATTTATATTTTTAATAAATGAAGTTGTATAGATATCATCTTTTTTTAATTTATATTCAGGTAATTCAGTATATTTCTTTTGTGTTATAAAATAATAACCATCAAAT